ATGCTTTTGTGATACAAGAACTTGCATGGCTTCGACGGGGACACTGGCGGCTCCTGTTAGCGAGGAAAGAAGAACGGCACGGGTATTAAATGCCCCCGTGTACTCCCAAATATAGATAGGACCGTTGCGGATATTGGCGATCAGGTCATTGTCAAAGTTATCCATGAACCAGTCACGCTGTTGATCTACAACCGGCGTAAGCGAACCCTCACCCCACGCTAGGCGGCCCCAAGCACCAGCACCCCAGCCGTATCCATAAGCGATATACGGGTTGCCAATGTTGATTTGAAAGACCGCCGTAATGGCTGTGCCCCCGCCGTTGGTCGTCGTGCTAGTAGCGGCTGAGGTCGTTTGGATGGTGAAGTTATTTGCATCCACCACCGTTTGAATCTGGAACTCTGCGTTGAACTGGGCTTGCGGGATACCACCTATCGGGCCAACAACGCCTGAAAAGGTTACGTAAGAGCCAGCCGTGGCGCCGTGGTTAACTATATTGACATTTACTATCCTTGACAGATTTGTGGTATCAAAACAGTTATCTGTATCGGGGCTAACAAATGTTGCCCGTATTGGGGTGATGTCAATTAAGTTACCACCCGTCTCAAGGTATAACTTTTCATTAGTTCCCAAGCCCATAATATTGTCGGACTCGGTGGTGATGTAGTTATACATCTGACGGCAAATGCCAGCCAGCGTAAATAGGCCATAGCGCAGCCAGCCGCCAATCTTCTGGGGAAAGCCAGACCGGAAGCGAACTTTGTCGCACTCATAGAACCCGCCTTCACCAGCGTAGTTAGTCTGGTCTCGGTTTACTCCGGGTTTAAATTGAAGTTTTGATAAAGGCATTAGGCAACCAGTCCGGGTAGATATACCGTTTTACCGCCCTGCTTGGCAGCAGTCAAGTTCTGCTTCTTTAGGTTAGCGGGGTCGTAGGAAACGTGAACCCATCCCGAATCCGGCACCCCGGGGGTGTAGAACTCAAGGATCAACTGGGTATAGTCAAGGTTCTCCATAATCCAAACGGCTAGGTCTGCGTTGGGGATTCCGGGGATTTCGATGTCAGCGGCTTGACCCTTACAGTGGTCTGAAGTTTTTGATCCTCCAACTTTTGCGTTGACCTCGGGATGACGGAATCCTGAGTTGACCTTGACTCCGGTTTTGAATTGGTCACGGACGGGCTGCAATACCTTTTCACAGAGTGTTTTAAGATTAGCAATCTCAGCCTCCCCCGGTGTGTTGTCCATGTCATGCCGCAGTGCAGTATCAGACTTCACCATTTCGGCAAGAGTAAAGTTAGCGGTCAGATTCATTTTGCTTGGTTACTTCCTATTTTAATGCCGGTAATTAGCCCAATAAATCCACCCACGATGGTCTGAAAGGCTGGCATAAGCATCTCAAAAATCTTGCTGTTGTCTACTTTTTCGTCAAATAAGCCAACACAAACCGATACCGTCATACCCAAGAGGATCATCGACAGGGAAATGGTTGCAATAATCGTTATCCAAAAACCTAGCCGTTCAAGGTTAGAGTTCATTTTTTAGCCTTCATATCCATGATCTTCTCAAGGGTGCGCCCACCGAAGTAGAAAGACATAATCAGCATACCCCACTGGCCCAAGAGTTCTACATAGTTATTGTTTACCTCAATCTCCCAAGCGCTCATCATCCCAAAGACGGTGTAGGTCAATAGGATAAAGATCAGTGTCATAGGTCGGATATTCTTAGATAGCCACGAGTCCGACTTCATATCGGCTTCAGCCCGTTTGGTCAGGTTATCTTGCTCGTTCATGTCGGCTTGGAGTTTGGCAAGTTCGCCTTTTTGTTGCATCTCTAAAAGCATAGCCTGCGCCTTGGCCCGTGCCTCTGGGTCAGGCAGAACCTTGTCCAGAACCTTTTCCCCGATGCTTAGTAGTGCGGCAATTGGTAACATCTTTACCCCTTCGTTGCTAAATACAAACCGATGTTGCTAAAGGCATACCCGGCAAAAACAATTCCCATAGAGAAGTTACCCTTTGCTGATTGCTCAAAACCGATGTAGGCGTAGATACACCCCACAAAAATAAGCAGCCAAGGACTCATACTCTTTGCCCCCGGAAGTAAGCCACCCCACCAATAACCTCACAAAGTTCTGGCGGCAGTAACTTACCGTTCTCAAACGTCAGCACGCAGAAACCCGAACACCAGTTGACCGGGTTCATCTCGGTGTACGTGAATTGATCTGAATACGGTTCAGCAAGCGTCCCGGCGTCTACCCCCCAACGACGACCATCGTAATCCGAAAAGGGGGTGGTTTTTAACTGATGTAAGTGACCAGTCACTATCGAGCGCCCCGATTTCAAGGCATTGTTCCACGTACTGTGGATTCCATTGTGATACCGGTGTTTGATAATTACCGAGCCATTAACATCAATTCGCCAGCCAGTATGCCAACCCGGAAAGTACGCAAACAGGTCACTGAATTCAGATAGTTCTGGTGCGTTCTGGGCAATGTAGTTAAAGAGTCGGACATCGTGATTGCCGTAAGTCCAAAGTTTTGTTGCGTTCTTGGATGCCTTTGCAATCTCATCCAATCGGTCTTGGCAAGCCTCAATCTCTTGCTTTGGGGTGGGTGGATTAGTACCCATCAGCGCGGCATGACGACTTATCCTAGCCCCATCAAAGACATCCCCGTTGAGGATGATGGTCTTGGGCTTAAACTCGGTCAGCAGGGAAACAAACGCCTTGTGCGCCGTGGTTGATTCTTCGGGCCAGTAGTGGCAGTCACTAGCAATAAATATGTGACCCTTTTCTACCGTGTGTTCTATCACCCTGCGGTTCTCAGGTATGAAAGTATTGCGCTTGGTTTCTTGTGGCGCACAGTAGGCTGGCAGAGGTATCCCTCGTTCCATTTGAATCTTGGCCTTGCGCTGACCAAACCCTCGTACGGACATACCAACGTGTTCAGCAGCCAACTTAGTGCTGCCAAACCTTTTCATTGAGGTAATGATCTCTTCGTCAGATACTCTTTTTAACGCCACGGGGTTTCCTTGGTATTTTCATTTCATCAATAGGGCCATGCGAACTTGAGTCATACATACAAGCAATCTCAACCGCCTCCTTCGGAGAAGCCCCATAATGCATCGCCGCTATGGCAAAGTTGGCTCCTGTCCCTATACTCCAAAAATCATTCTTAATTTTTGCCGGAATGATTGAACTCTCATATATCCACAAACCATCTTGCCTTAGTGCAATTACCGTAACCTCAGTATCGGAATCCAAATCACCACCGGCTTCCATTACCTGATAGAACTTTAGAATCTTGTCCCAATCACCACAGGCACCGTAAATACAATCCTTGCCCTGCCGTAACTTCTCTACTAAGTAAAAACTATCGTCACCGCTTACCATGCTGTCTGCGGCAATTTCTCCCGTAGAAAACTTAGCGGCAATAGTTGTCATAAATGACCTTTAGCAATGTAATAAATAGTTACCATGAAGAACGCTATGGTGAAGCACCAAAACTTTAAAGCCCTTAACTTAGCCAGATCCCTGCCAAACTCATCCTTGCCTTCTTTGACTTCTTTCATCTGGCGCTCTTTAATCGCCTGAATCTCAGCCCATTCCTTCTCAGCCTCAAACTTACCGTACCGCTCTATTAACTGATCCTTTAATTCGTTTTCTGCTTCTTTAATTTGCTTTAATCTGCGCCACTCGGCAAAAGCCGTCATGATTGTAGTGTCGCCTTGAACAACCCGTTGTCTTTGTTTAAACGCCTGCTTGGCCTGTAACTCGGCTACCCCTAACTTCTGGATGTCATCAACAGCGGATGATAACTCCTTGCCAGACTGAATAGCCGACTTTATGCCTTGCGTGGCACCTTTTGCCGCAGTAAGTATTGGGTCGATATCCGTCAACATTCATTCCTATCCCTATGTTACTTGACTCTATTCTTGTACCAAATCGGTACAGTCCAACGAATACCTTCCGATACCGGCTCAACACCGTGGTAGTACTGTTTACCGTTAAAAATTAATGTTCTTCCTACCATTGGACAAATTGTTGTTCCATCATTAAACACAGTCCTACCACCAGAAAAATTATTATTTAGATACGTAATAGACGTTAAAGTTGTTTCTTCGCTAGACGTATCTAAATGAAAACCTTGCCCAATAAAAGTATTCCACTTTACTATTTCACCCCAATCATATTCAACTTCTTTAAAAACACTATTAACCGCAGACTGTATTTTTTCTATAAAAGTAAAACTTAACTCTTTGGGGGTAAACTTAAAATTTAAAGGTTTTGTCCCATTCCACTCA